ATAGATGCGAAGCCGCGACAAAAGAGCAAATCGCGCATATTTCAGGGAATGTTGCCTCTCTGTTGCCTTTCAGAGGGGCAACAGTTAGATTTGGGGAGTTGATTCAGCGGGCGGGAGAGAGTGTAGTGGTTGTTGGCAGACTTGCCTGTGCTGATGATAACGCAAGAGTAGTGGTAAGGTTTTAAAATTCCAAATTATTTTTATGGATAGCGAGAAACAGACGGAATCCGAGCAGCAAGTGGATCATCGGGCCAGGGAGCGGGCGGAGACAATAGCAATGATGATCGAGAAGATCAAACTGGCAGCGATGATGGCCTTTCCGGAAGAGACTCGCAGACAGTTGTCGGTGGATCACAAGAAGGGCATGGCCGATTTGGTGAATGAGTTGAGAGAGATGGCTGAAACGATGAGGCAGTCAGCCAGCAGATACGACTCGATGGCCGTCATCATTGGCGGATCGTACACACCAGACAACTCGAACTGTCGCATCGAGCAATCCAAGGGGCTCGAAGGCTTGGCTAATTTTTTTGACAGTCTGCTCAAGGCGCAGGAACTCAAGGACAGGATGAAGCGTGAGCAATCAGGCAGGGCTGAACTTTTGGATCATTTGGGATTCAGGTAGAATGCTTATCCCCAGAAAGGAGTTTGCTGCGAAATGCGGGATCAAGCCGCGAGAACTATCTGTCTACATCAGTAGGGGGAATGTGCTGTGCTCTAAGGACGGAAAGTTTGTTGATGACGAACTGCCGGAGAACCTTGAGTTCATGGCTAAGAAGAAAGATCGGGATGGGGCTCTCGATATTGTGATCAAGCCCAAGGGAAAGAAGGAGCCAACCGAAGCCCAGAAGAATCGATCAGAGCGATTGTCGCGGATCAGTGAGGCGAATTACAAGAAGCGCCAGCTTGAGACGGAGGAACTCGAAGAGAAGATCACACTACTTCGGATCAAAAAGGAGAAGCAACACGGCTTCCTGATCCCGACTGCCCTGGTGAAGGAACTTTTCTCTCAGCAATACAGATCGATCGTGATCACCTTCCAGCAAGGAGCGGAGCAACTGATATTGGAGATCAGTAAAAAAAAAAGACTCACACGGGAGGAGAGCACCAGACTTCGAAAAACGCTCCTCGAAATAATAAATGAATCAGTGTCGGACAGTATCGCCCATAGCAAGAAGAGTCTGGATGACATCATCGATGCCTACTCGAAGAAACTTGGAATAGGAGAACGCAGATGAGACAAACTTTCAACAGGGATGGGTACATGGCGCAGATGGTAGACATCATCGAGTCTGCTCAAATGCACTTGTCAGATGTCAAGCCATCCGATTGGGCTGAAGCGAATCGGGTGATGACAACTGACGTGAGCCCATTTCCCGGAAAGTTCCGCTATGACCGGACTCCATACCTGCGCGAAGTTGTTGATTGCTTATCACCGTACCATCCAGCCAGAGTGGTCGCCGTTAAGAAGGGGGCACAGATCGGCTTCTCGACCGGCGTGATCGAGTCTGGAATCGGATGGATCATCGCTCAGAATCCAGGGAACATCCTGTTCCTCACTGGTCACTCGGACTTGGTGGAAGAGGCGATGAACAAAAAGATCGATCAGATGATCGACAGTTGTGGGCTTCGTAAAATGATCAAGCCACAAATCCTCCGGGCAAAGAACATGCGCACTGGCGATACCAGTAAAGCGAAGGAATTCCCTGGCGGCAGCTTGGTGGCTGGCAGTGCATCAAATCACAAACTACTCCGGCAGCGATCTGTGCGATATGGATTCGTTGATGATTTCGATGCGGCAAAGAAGATGACCAAGGAGTCAGGCAGTACGACCACAATGATCGAGCAACGGTTCGCGGCGTACTATGACAAGATGAAGTTGCTCTACATCTCGACCCCTGAACTTGCAGAGTCATCCAACATCCAGCCTGTCTACCTGCTCGGTGATCAGCGCCTATACCACATCAAGTGTCCGAAGTGTGGAAAACTGATTTCGTTGTTCTGGGTTGTTGACATCGCTGGAACGGATGGTCGCGAGAAGGCGGGCATGACCTGGCGAACAGACAATCACGGCTCCCTGATCCCTGGCACTGTCGAGTATGTTTGTCAGAGGTGCGGCGATGCTTTCGATGACAGCACCAAGGATGAGTTGATCAATCCGAAAAACGGAGCGAGGTGGATTGCCACTGCCGAGCCATCTCAAGAGGGCTATTACTCCTACCACATTTCTTCGCTGTACGCCCCGGCAGGCATGTACGATTGGGAGCATTACGTGCGCGAATACATCAAAGCCTGTCCGGAGGATGCTCCCCGCAAGGAGGACAAGTACAAGACGTTCGTCAACGTGGTGCTCGGTGAGCCATACGAGCGAGAGGGAGAAGCGCCGAAGGCAAACCAGCTTCAGAAGAACATCCGGAACTACGTGACGCACGTGATCCCAGAGAAGATGTCGGTAAATGACGGCAACGGGAAGATCGTTCTCATCACTTGTGCTGCGGACTTGAACGGTAATGAGGATGATGCCCGACTCGACTACGAGATTGTGGCATGGACGGAAAAGGGTCCGGCATCCTACAGTATCGCCCACGGATCAATCGGAACTTTTATTCCCAGGGAGGGATCACGTGCAGTCAAAGAGGATCGGGAGAGATGGAGTTATCAGCGTGGAAAGTCGAATAGTGTGTGGCCCGTATTGGAGAAAATCCTTGGAACAACCTACATGACCGACACAGGCAGGAAAATGAAGATTTTTGTCACAGGCGTTGACTGCGGTTTCCATTCTGCCCATGCCTATGGATTCATTGACAGGACGAATTACTTCGTGATGGGCCTGAAAGGAAAGGATGCCGAGGTTTATACCAAATCATCTACCGTGAATGACATTCCTAACTGGCGTGTTGCAAAAGAGAGAAGTAAGTTGTTTCTTGTCGAGGTAAACGCAGTCAAGGACGATCTCGCTGAACTGATGCGTCTGAAGTGGGATGAGGGGCAGGAGACAGAGCAGCCAGCGGGATTCATGAACTTTCCCAACCCGACCAATGGCCTATATGGCTTCAAAAACTTCTTCTCACACTTCGAATCTGAGCACCGGGTCTCAGAGACAAAACCCAACGGCAATGTAATGGCGCGTTGGGTCAAAAAAACCTCCACCTCACAGAACCACTTCTGGGATGTACGCTGCTACAACATGGCAGTGCGGGACATCTTGGTTGCTCAGGTATGTCAGGAATTGAAAATCAAAAATCACACGTGGCAGGACTACGTTGACCTGGTGCTCAAATGAATATCGCTGTTCTCATACCTGACCGCGGAGATCGCCCGGAGTTCCTGAAGAACTGCCTGCGGATGATCAACAACCAAACCCTGAAGCCGGTTGAGATTCTGATCATGAATGATCCACCAACAGATGACCAGGTGGACATAACGAAGCGTTATCGCTTAGGATACCAAAAACTGAGTGACCTGAACACAGCACCGAACCGCAAATCTGGTGATCCACTGAAGGTCGATCTGATTGCCTTCATTGAGAACGATGACTGGTATGCCCCCAACTACCTCGAAGTTCACGCGGAAGCATGGAACAAATTCGGCCAGCCCATCATCTTCGGTACCAACTACACGATTTACTATCACCTGAAGATGCGCCGGTACTACACGATGTACCATGAGGGACGGTCGAGCGCCATGAACACTTTCCTCAAGCCGAACATGAATATCGATTGGGGCAAGGATGAGAATCCGTACACTGACATCCAGTTGTGGGAGAATCTCCGTGGCGGAACCGTATGGAACTCTCCATTGGTCTCGATAGGGATGAAGCATGGCATCGGTAAGTGCGGTGGCTTCGCTCACATCGATCACTTGGAGCGGTATTCCTATGCTGATGCCGGATTTATTGAGCGCAGTATCAAGGCCATCGATCCAGAATCATTCGAATTCTATCAACAGTTCGCGCAATGATCACCATTGATCCCACACTGAGAGGATACTACTCGGATTATTTCGCCAGGTTCCACGAAAAGGCTGTTGGAAAATTTGCGCCGCTGACGTATGGATCAAAGAAGCCAAACGATACAGCGAGTTCACTTGAATCGATCATCGCCTATTGGGACTATATCCGGACTCAGCGAGGTGGTAAAAGGGTAATTTCGATCCTGAATGCAGGAGCCGGTGCATCATCTTGGATGTTCCGAACGCTGGTGAGATCAACACACGACTTTATTCATTGCTGCGACCCTGACCCAAACTATCTCGCGCTGGTTGAATCAGTCTGTGAATCGGAAAATCTTTGTAGACCACGGCCAAGTGAGGAGGAATATTGGACTGGCGGAGAATTCATTCTCGGATTTCCAAAGTTCTCCTACGATCACGTATATTATGACTATGGGCAGATCGAAAGGCTACCTTTCCTTGGGATGGCCATAGCTGCGGCTGAAAAAAGTGTCTACGTTGACGATGTGGACAAACGACACGGCGCATACGCATACCGAGAGATCACAATCAAACTGTGTGATGCGATGGGACTTCGTTGGTTCGATTGTGATGATGCGAAGGACGCATCTGGCAGGTCAGGAATTATAATCGAAAAATCATGATTCAGGAAGCAAATCTCCATTGGAGACACATTGACACGGAGAGTCAGAGCATCATCATGCCGTGGTACACACTCCCATGCCTTCAGTGGCTACTGCAACAGCCAACGAAAACTTGGAAAGTGTTCGAATATGGCGGAGGGTATTCATCGATCTGGTGGAGACTGAACTCACTGCTCTATAAAGGCATTGATTCGAATGAATTCTGGGCAATCGTTGGAAACATTCTGTTCACCGACAAAAAACAGACCTACATCGAGTCCTGCTGCTTTGATAAGTGGGATTGCATCATTGTTGATGGCATCGAGCGCGAGGAATGTGTTAAGTGGAGCCTTGACTACATTAAGCCAGGGGGCTACCTGATCATCGACAACTATGGTTCGGAGGACTACAAGGTCGAAGAGACACAGGAATTATTGAAGGATTGGAAAGTCCAGTACTTCCGCCAGCCCAATCACTCCACCTGGCAGACCGCCGTGTTCCAAAAGCCGTAGGACATGAAGATTCTCATCAAGTTTGCTACCCGCGGGCGCGCAATCAAGGCGAAAGCCACCATCGACAACATTTTTGCCACGATCAGTCACAAGATTGACTTTGCAATCGTGGTATCGGCTGATCTCGATGATCCGGAGATGAACAATCCTGGGATGCTGGCGTACATGAACCACCGGGAGAACATTTTGTTCTGCCTGGGCACCTCGAAGAGCAAAATCGATGCGATCAACCGGGACATGGACAATCCGTGGATTAAATCCTACCTCGGAACCTGGGATATGCTCATCAACATGAGTGATGACATGACGTTCACTGTGCAGGATTGGGATTTGAAGATGAAGGAACTGGTTGAGTGGGTATGGGGAGAGGGGTACACTGATTGGTTCGCGCACTTCAACGATAGCCGCGTTGGAATTTTACTTCCAACGATGAGCATCATGGGCCGGAAGTACTACGAGAGAGACGGCTACATCTACCACCCGGACTACAAATCATTCAGTTGCGATGCCGAGGCTATGTATGTGGCGATGATGCGGCACCGCTACCACTACTTTGCTGAAGCACTTTTTTCACATGATCACCCATCATTCATCGGCGGGGCAAACGATGTCACATACACTGTGAACTCTCAGGCCACAACTCACGATGAAAAGGTCTATTGGGCCAGATTGAACAACTACTTCCACGAACCAATCACTGAATCGACACCAATTCCTTACAGAAAATATGTCAACCAAAAGTCCTGATCTCGTAATCCTCACTCCGACAGTGGATGGTCGCCAAGATTATCTCCACCGGATGATGGTCGCTATCCAAAACCAGATCGTTTCGGAAAAAGCGAACGCCATAGTGATCACCAATCACGATCAAGGCGAAAAGAATGGTGGAAAAACCACGGGAGCCAAGCGTAATGAACTAATCGCAGCCGCGGTGAAGGTTGGAGCCAAGTACGGAGCATTCTTCGATGATGATGATCTCCCAGGCCCAACTTACATCCGCTCCATGATGCAGGGCATCGAGAAGGGTGTAGATGTCTGTTCACTGAAGGGTCAGATTTATTGGAGCGGCAAGAAGGGCAAGCCATTTCTGCACTCCCTTGAATACAAGGACTGGTTTGAGGACGATAAATTCTACTATCGCTGTCCAAACCACCTGAACTGTTTCAAGTTGGACTTGGTAAAGGACATTCCATTCCCTGATCAGGGATTTGGCGAGGATGGAAAGTGGTCATTCGCACTGCGCGATGCGGGTGTGTTCAAGACGGAGCACATCATCGATGATGTGATCTATCACTACTTCTGTGGTGATGCCAAGCACGATCTGGAAGCAATGTCAGTGAAACCATGAAACTCGTCTGTTATTCTCTATTCAGCGGTCCTCGCGCCGAGTGGTTCGAGACCGCTGCCTACGTGCGTGGGTTCTACTTCAACGCCAGGATGAACAACTTTATCTATCCGGATTGGAGAACTCACCTGGATGTTGACCGACAGACTTACGAACGGTTCAAAAAACTGTTCGACTGGTTGGTGGAGAACAATACACTCCATCTGGTCATCAACGAAACGACTCCCAAGCTGTGCGAAGGAATGCTTTGGAGGCTCAAGCCGGTTTTCACCATTGATGTATCACACGTTCTGTGCAGGGATGCTGATAGTGTGACCACATACCGCGAAGCGCAGTGTGTCCAGCAGTGGCTTGAATCCGGAATACCGCACCACGCAATCAACGATAACCCGGCCCACGGAGGATTGATGGGCGGAATGGTTGGATTCACCACAGCCCACCTGAAGGCTGCGATGGACTGGAATAATTGGGAGGATGTGATCCGCGGCCACGATCTATCGGACCATGGTAGCGACCAGCACATGCTCAACAATGAGATGTCTCCTCTAATCTGGGGGAACCTTGTGTTGCATAAAATTGCTGGCGCTGGTACGAATGCAGCAATCATTCACACTACCGTTCCGGACATTCAGTTGCCACAGGTATCGCCAGCACTATGGGAATCGAACCTCGTATGCAGGCATATGGGCAGTCCTGGGATAGTGGAAATGGAAATGCTCAGGTTCCTGAAGCGGTTTGATGAATACAACTGGAAATTCCAGCCGATTGAGAAGGAGTACCCGGAAATTTTCCACTGGCATAAATGAAACGTTACGTCATCCTGTCCGCGGATAATAACCCGGATTATCTGTACTACCTGCCGCTGACCTGTTGGGCATGGAGAAAGTTCGGTTGGACACCATTTGTCATTGCGCCACAGCCCAATGGTGATCTGGTAGAGTATGTGTTGGGAAAAAGTTGCGACCTGAAGCATTGGGCACCGCTTCCATCTATTGACGGACTCCGATCAGACACAGTTGCACAAGTTTCACGTTTGTATGCGGCGTATTGGTTCCTGGGGAGCGCATACCTGATGACCGGAGATGCAGACATGATTCCGTTGAGCGACTATTGGCAACCCCTCGATGGGGATATGACAGTCTGGGGGTGGGACTTGACGAGTAACCAGCACATTCCAATCTGTTACATTGGAATGCGGGCGCGTGACTGGAAGAAAGTAATGGACATGGATGACATCATGGCATGGATGAATCTCATCGAAAGAGATGCCAAAAAGTTTCCAGTCTCCCATAAGGACGCGGACCCGGTTGCCAGATGGTGCTATGACCAAGAATTGATCACGACCAGAATGGCTCACAAGAACTTTCGTGTGATAAACCGAGGGGTATATACGAACGGTTACCCTATTGGTCGGGTGGATCGTAGTGCATGGCACTTGAATCATTCATCATTTATTGATGCACATCTCCCGCGTGGGATGTGGAGAGATCAGGCGGTACTAGATCAGGTGACCGAGTTGCTGAGAAAAATATGGCCAGATGAATCATTCACCTGGCTGAATCACTATACCAACGAATTTAAATCCAGATTATCATGACACAAGACGAATCTCATTTGTGCGAGGCTATCGCAGACATTTCACTCGGCCCAATCGAGGCAAGGTGGAACACAGTGGACCTGTGCAAGCATATTTTCAACGACAGGATTCCGGGAGACATGGTGGAGGCAGGAGTGTTCGGAGGAACACACCCGATCATCATGTCATACATGGGCAAGAAGTACGGACAGCCCAGGAAGGTGCATCTCTTTGACAGTTTCAAGGGAATCCCGAAGGTGCTGGCATCAGAACACCCGCATGACATCAAGAACTACGGGCTTCGCGCTGAAGGAGAGCCGATCACTTCATCCGGAGTGTCTGTTTGTGGTCGTGATGGAGTAGAGGCCTACACCAAACAGTTCGGTGGTGACGGATCAGTGATGGTTTTCCACGAAGGATGGTTCCAGGACACGATGCCCGGTAACACCATCGAAGAGATCGCGCTGCTCAGGGTCGATGCTGATCTGGTGGAGTCACTGAACTTATGCCTGACCCACCTGTATCCGAAAGTGGTAAGTGGTGGTTGGTTCGTCTGTGATGATTACCTCTCACCAACCTGCAAGGAAGTGATCGATAAATTCATGGAGGCGCATAAGATCACGGGGGCGGAAGTGATCGGGCCTGAGCGTTCCATCATCTACTGGAAAGTGAAGTAGTCATGAGGAAAGAAGAATTTTTGGCCAACCTGGCCAACATTAATAACCATCGGGTGCTCCTGTGGGAAGCACTTGAGCGGACGAAGGATTCCAGGCATCCAGTTTTAGAAATGGGATGTGGTGATGGATCAACTCCTTATCTCCGGCAGTACTGTAAGGATAACAACAGGGAATTTATCTCCCTGGAAACCAATCCGGAGTGGGCCGCAAAACATTCTTCGAAACTCATCTCGACAGGATGGCCTGTGGCAGATTGGTTTTGGATGAAACAATACTCCGTGGTGTTGATCGATCACAAACCAGGGGAACATCGAAGGGTTGCTCTTGAATTGTTCGCCGCACACCCTGTTCATTTTGAAATAATTGTGATTCATGACAGTGAGCCACAAGGTTGGAACTCTTCCGACTATCAGGTGAGGCCTCTTTTTAGTCAATTCCAATTTTGCTATGACCTGATCTCAAAGGAAGAGGGGGGTGCGTGGGCAAGCCTACTGAGCAACAACTATCCAGTGACGAGAGATTTATCCCTTGACTATGTACTCTGACGTAATCAGTATCATTCATCCCTCGCGGATGCGCCCACAGCAAGCCTTCGAGACGGCAACCAGGTGGATAGAGCGCGCCGGGTGTCCGGTCGAATACATTCTCAGCATCGATGAGGATGATCCGTGCAAGTCGGAGTATTTATCCCACCATCACAGGATTCAGAGATTCATTACCAAGGTGGACGCGAACAAAACAGCCGTCCAGGCAATAAACTCTGGGGCCAAAGAGGCAAAAGGTGATGTGTTCATCGTGATCTCCGATGATTTCGACTGTCCGAAGAATTGGGGATTGCAAATTAGAATCTTGACCCATGAGCGTACCGATTGGATCATGAAAACTCCGGATGGAATTCAGGATTGGCTGATCACTCTCCCGATAATGGATCGCCAGTATTACAACAGGTTCCTTTACATCTACCATCCAGACTACAAGCATGGGTTTTGTGACACTGAGATGACCTGTGTTGGTGAACTTACGGGGCGATTGATGCTGTGCGACATTCCGTTCTCGCACAAACACTATTCAGTAACGGGACAAAAGCCAGATGAGGTTGCGATTCGTGCGGACTCATACTTCGAACAGGGACGTGCCACGTTCATCGCCAGGAAGAAGAACAACTTCTACCTCACAGAGATCAAAGGACAAATGACCGACAATGTTTATTCCAGAATGCAATGAAACTAGCTGCGATTTATAATGTGTGGGACGGTGAAGAACTGCTTCAGCGTTCTATCGACACGATTAAGGATCACGTACAGGTGATCATCATCGTTTATCAGACAATCTCCAACATGGGGGAATCACATGAGCCCAATTTGGAGTTGGAAACTGGTGGCGCGAAGCTGATCCTTCAGAAGTACAGCCCGGTTGTTGGCAATGGTGGAACATTCAATGAACAGGAGAAGCGGAATCTTGGTCTGGCTGTAGCGCGCCAGGTTGGATGCACTCACTTCCTTCACATGGATGTGGATGAGTTCTACCAGGACTTTGGTAAAGCGAAGCAAGAGTATATCGACTCAATGGCATTCGGATCGGTGTGCAGGATATTCACTTACTTCTGCAAGCCAACATGGAGATTGGAAAATTTGGATGGATACTACGTTCCATTCATCCACAGACTTCAGGCACACACTACCTGTGGCCGAGGATTCGCTTACACGTTCTACTGTGATCCGACCAGAGTGGTCAACGAAGCGAATGTAGTTTGTCTCACTGCGATCATGCACCATTTCTCCTGGGTGCGCAAGGACATCTACAAGAAAGCGCGTAACTCTTCCGCTGCACAATCCGGAAACCGACTGCAAGGATTACTGGCCGACTATAATCGCGTGATGAACCTGATTGACCCGACCGGATGTGAGATTGCAGACATGGGTGGTCAGAAATTGGTGGTTGTAGACGATATTTTCAACCTTGGGGGGCTTTTTTCCACGAATAATGGATAAAAGTTGACCACAGAAGGTCAAAAAACTACTTTCGTTCCACTAACCACTCCACCAAACTGAATCGATATGGCTTCTGATGCAGTAGGCAATGAAAGGATTTCGAGGGTTGTCGGATACAAATTGACGAAGGGTAACTTCGCACTGACGAGCCCGAATCTCCCGCAACGCATCGCCATCCTGGGTGAAGCGAACAACCAGAACCAGGCTTCGCTCTCCTTGACTCCAAAAGAAATCACCAGCGCCCAACAAGCTGGTCAGTTGTATGGATTCGGCTCCCCGATTTATCACATGACGCGCATCTTGCGCCCGATTAACGGTGATGGTGTCGGTGGAATTCCTGTGATTGTCTACCCGCAAGCTGAAGCGCCCGGCGCTGTAGCCAAAGTATTCCGGATCAACCCATCAGGGGTTGCAACAGGAAGCGGGGTTCACAAACTTCGCATCGCTGGCCGTGATGGCATCGATGGATTGTTCTATGACATCAACATTGTTGCTGGCGATACAGCAGCAACGATTGCTCAGAAAATTGCCAACGCGATCAACGCGGTTCTCGGCGCACCTGTTCTCGCATTCTACTCAGGCTACAACGTCATCTGCACGACCAAGTGGAAAGGTCTCACCGCAAATGAAGTCAATGCATCCATCGATGTAGGTGACAACGCTTTCGGTCTCACCTATGCAGTGCAGACCGTGGTAGCGGGTAGCGGCACACCGAGCGTTCAGGCGGCACTTGATCAGTTCGGTGCAAGCTGGAATACCATCGTTGTCAACAGCTACGGTCTGGAAGCCACGACCATGACGCTATTGGAAACGTTCAATGGTATCCCGAACCCGACCACACCCACAGGTCGCTACGCGGCATTGGTTACCAAGCCGTTCATCGCGATCTCGGGATCGATTTCCGATGACGTTTCGGCAACAACCGACCTGCGTCTTGACAACGTAACTATCGCAGTAGCCCCGGCTCCTGGCTCTTCAGGCTTCTCTTTCGAGGCGGCTGCAAACATGACATACCTGTTTGCCATCCAGGCACAACAGAGCCCGAATCTCGATGTCGCAGGGCAGTCATATCCTGACATGCCGACACCGACCAGCATTGGTTCGATGGCGACCTATACGAACCGGGATGCCTTCGTCAAGAAGGGTCTCTCCACGGTAGACCTTGTGGCTGGCAAGTACCAGGTGCAAGACTTCGTGACCACCTACCACCCGGTAGGAGAAATCGTTCCGCAGTACCGCTACTGCCGGAACCTCAACATCGACTGGAACGTCCGGTACGGATACTATCTGCTTGAGCAAACCTATGTGGTTGACCACTCAATCGCCCGTGATGACGATTTCGTCTCCGCGGATAAGGTTATCAAGCCGAAGCAATGGAAGGGTGTGCTGGATGCCTACGCGGATGATCTGTCCGCCAGGGCGCTCACTGTGGATGCAGACTTCATGCAGGCCAGTATCACTGTGAACATCAGCAGCACCAACCCTGATCGCCTTGAGACGTTCTTCAAGTACAAGCGCAGTGGCTTCACTCGGATTTCGAGCACAACCGCTGAGGCTGGATTCAACTTCGGAGGATAAATTTCTTGACCAAAACCAAATAGACTATGGCTGTTATCGGTGGCGATATTTTGGAGATCAGTTTCAACCATCCTACGCTTGGTAGCGGGTCTCTGTTTCCGAAATCCAACGAGCAGTCCACTCTTGACACGGGCGGATTCAGAACCGAGGATGACGCGAACCATGTCGATGGAGGTGGTCGGAACATCCGGAAGATGAATCGCGTTCGGTGGTACACCGAGCAGATCATCGCCAACGACATCAACGTTGCCCAGGAACTTGAGAAAGTTGTGGCAATGGCTGGTGATCCCCTGGATGGTGAATGGACTCTGACCCACATCAGCGGGGCAGTCTACAAAGGCACAGGTTCTCCGGTTGGTGAACACCAACTCGACCTGAATGCTGCAACCTTCAGCTTGAAAATCGGCGGAGGTGGCAAAATGAAGAAAATCGCTTAATCAAAATGAATAAGGAAGTTGTTCTGCTGGAAGTTGCGCAAGCGGAGATTAACGCTTGGCTCGACTTCAAGCAAGTCGCTCAACGGAAACGTGACGACAATGAGGACAGTATTGCCAATCTGGTAGATGCAGTTCGATACGGGCACATGACAATTGACCCAAAGACAAAAGTCATCACCCAAACTCTCAAGTTCCCAATCGAGGGAGAAGCCGGTCAGAAAACTGAAAAGATTGAGTTCAAGCCGAGAGTTAAAATGTCAACCATCGGCACTCAGCTTGCTGGCACGAAGATGACCGACATAGTGGGCCTTACTCTTTCGTACATGGCAGCAGTCACAGGCCAACCGAAGGGTGTTCTGAAGGAAATGATGTCGGATGACTACAGTGTGGCATCGTCCGTGGTGGTTTTTTTTGTCTCTTAGAACTTGGGGGAAACAGTGAGGATGCCAACAAGTCCTTGAGAAATGTGATCACAACTGTAGTTGACAAATATCACTGGCCACCTGAAGTAATAGGTGGCCTTTTTATTGATGATGAGGACTATGAAGGAATTTTGTTCTGGTACAATTTGATAGAGGAAGAGAGGAAGCAATTAACAGCAAAAACTAAGTAATGGCCGGGAAGGCATTCACCATACCAACGATCTTTACCGCTGTAAACCGGATGGGTCCAACCATTCGGTCGATGCAGGGTCAGCTTGGTGCGTTTGCTGTCCGTGCAGAAACTCACTTGTCAAGATTGGAGCGTGGGTGGAGGGCGCTTGAGACACCGATGCGATCTGTCATGAAGATGCTCCGATACTTCGGATACTTCTTCGGCGGGGCCGCGATTGTCCTTGGCCTATCGTCAGTGATCAAGACAATAGGCGACTTCCAGCAGGCAAATGCGGGATTGAATGCAGTGGTTACCGATGAGACACCGGCAACCATGCGGCTCTTATCGGAAGAGGCCAGAAGGCTTGGTCTCACGACAGCAAGGTCGGCTACTCAGGTCGTAGGACTTCAGACCGAACTTGCAAAACTTGGATATGGTGGTACGGAGATCATGAAGATGACTCGCTCCATCGTCCAGGGCTCTATTGCAATGGATGCTGAATTGGCCAGGACGGCAGAACTCGGCGGTGCCATGGTCCGAACCTTCACCAAATTCACAGCGGGGGATATGCCGCGGATCATGGATCAGATGACGCTGGCTACCCTGGATACAGCATTGAGTTTTGAGAAACTCGAAACGATGCTCCCGATTGTATCCGGAGCCGCGAATGCTGTCAACATTGACTTCACCAGGTTGCTGGCATTGCTCGGTAAACTCTCCGATGCTGGTATCGATGCTTCATCCTCAGCCACAGCACTCAGGAACATCTTCATCGACTCTCGCCGCCGCGGGCACAGCTACGATCAGGTGCTTGAGAATATTTCCAAGCGCGCAGACATGCTGACACCGGCGTTCAACAAGTTCGGCAAGAGGGGCGCAGTTTCGGCTGTTGTATTGGCTAATAAACTGAAGGATGTAGTGGCTGAAGAGAGACGGTTGATCGCCGCCACTGGTACGGCAGATCGCGTTGCAGCCAAACGGTTGGACACGCTATACGGATCATGGACATTACTGAAGGCTGCATGGTCTGGATTTGTGCTCACCCTCGATGATGGCACCGGGAAGTTCTCAGGACTCCTTCGCCTGGTTGTGGACACAGCACGTGGTATTGTTCTGCTTGCTGCCGGAACCAAGGAGGCAAAGGATACATTCAAGGCACTCTCTCCGCAGGTGCAGGAGACCGCTACTCAGACTCTAAAGTGGCTGAAGATCGGGTACAAGCTGGTCAAGTGGTTGATTATCTTCAAGGTGGTTCTGGTTGCAGCACGGATAGCAATGACCACATACAGCATTTGGCTTGGCGTTGTTGGGGCGCTCTCCGGAGTGGTAGCAGTCTCCGTAGGAGCCAATACGGTCGCCCTGGCAGCGTATAACGTGACCACATGGCTGGCTGTAGCCGCAACGAAGGCATGGGCTCTGTCAATGGCCTTCCTGAAGGTCGGTGTGGCCACGTTGGGAGCCGGACTGATCCTGCTACTGCCGATCATCGATTCATTCTACCGCAATTGGGAGAAGATCGAGAAGGTGTTCCAGAAAGGTGGAATGCTGAATGGACTCAAGGCAATTGCAGCGACAATAAATGATGGCATACTCTATCCCATTCAAAAACTCTATGAATTGTTGTCCAACCTACCGATAGTCGGTGAAGCCGCTGGTGACTATGCAAAGTTCATCCAGAAGGTGAGGGATAGTAATGAGCGGTGGGGATACGGCACAGCTATGGACGCAACGGCCAGCGCAACTCAGGATCGCTACAAATATCTTCCTCCGGAGCGGAGAGAATCTTATATGCGGTACATGCAGGCTGACTCTGCCAGACAAATGGAACCACTGATGCAAATGTTGAGAGATAGGGAGATGCAAAAATTCAATGGCAGTTTGCAACTGGATTATGTCGGGCCTGATATGTTCCAGCCGAGAAGCACCAGTGATTCAGTTAAGGTAGGAAGGACCATGGGATTCGGACCAAGAAAGTAATATGGATGTAGAAGTAGTTGAAACTGGTAATGGCGGAGACCTTGTAAAAAAAGGCAAGGACTTAAGTGTGGTATTGGGTCTTGAGAACATGGTCTACTTGGGAATGTTCGGTGGCAATGTGGAAGGATCAACTCCAACTGAACGTGATCCGGCAGAACAGGCTTTCGATTATTGGGGAAACTCTCTGCTTTGGACTGATGAGCCATCATTGCAAATGAACTCCATCACCGAGAGCACACTCAACCAGGTTGCGCTCAGTAGTTCCGGCAGGCTTCAGATAGAGCAAGCCGTCAAAACCGACTTGGCATTCATGAGCGATTTTGCGAACGTGAGCGTGTCAGCAACGATTGAAGGTATTGACCGGATCAAATTGTCAGTCAAGGTCGTAAAGCCTGACAACCTGGAAGAGACGGAGTTTGTCTACATTTGGGAACAGAGCACGTTTGTACTTCAAAATCCGAAAGTATGATCACGATCCCTACCATAGCGCAACTATACGACCTGATATTGGCTGATCTTCAGGCGGAGTATGGTACCAGTATCCCAACCTTCGGAAAGAACTTCTTGCGCGTAGTGGCGGCGGTTCAGGCGGGTAAGATGAAACTGATGTATCTGGCAATCGGAGATTTGCAGAAGAATATTTTCGTTGATACCGCAACTCCGGAATCGGCAGGCGGAACCCTTGAACGTTTCGGGCGTGTGAAGTTGAATAGAAATCCGTTCCCGGCTGTGGCTGGTCAATATACCGTCAGCGTGACGGGTACAACAGGATCAGTGATCCCGGCGCAGCAGCAGTTCAAAAGCGATGACACATCAACCAGTCCAGGAATCCTGTTCATTCTTGATGTAGCCAAGCAACTCAGTGCTCCGACAGATACAATGCTGCTCAGGGCGTTGACGGTTGGTTTAGGGGGCAGGCTTTCAATTGGAGATACACTGACCGCGGTATCACCGATAGCCGGAGTGAGTTCGGTTGTAACGGTTACTGTGGAAACAGTGGAGCCGGTTGCTGCTGAAGATTTGGAGGATTACAGGCGCAAGGCGCTGGATGCTTATCGCCAGGAACCTCAAGGCGGTGCTGCAACTGACTATCGTCTGTGGGCTGCGGATGCTCAGGGTGTCGAGCAGACTTACCCGTATGCAAAAACCGGGGCATCCAATGAGATCAATGTATATGTTGAGGCAACCACAGTTGATTCAGTAGATGGACAAGGAACGCCGTCAGCGGCTCTTCTTCAGCGTGTATCTGAAGTGATTGAGTTTGATCCTGATGTCAGTAAGCCGCAGAGTGAACGCGGGCGCAGGCCATTGGGAGTGTTGGAGGTTCATGTATTGCCAGTAACGGTTCGTCAAATCGACATCACGATACCTTCCTACGCGAACCTGACAGCGGAAATACAACTGGCAATTCAGGATGCGCTTGAGGAAATGATCAATAACATCAGGCCGTTCATTCCAGCGTGTGATGTGATTGAAGAGAAGAACGACATCCTGGATGTGAACAAGATCATCTCCACCATTTTAATATCACAGCCGGGTGCATCATTCGGAACTGTGCAAATGGAGGTTGATAATTTCGTTACTTCATCCTTCCAGTTCACACTTGGCAATATTCCTCATTTGAACGTTGTGCTGTTCACATGACACTCTTAGACAGGATTAAACAGTTAGGCAGGAGTCTGTATCCAACCGGGAGAGCATTCCGGATGTGGTTGGGTGGAGTATTCGACAAACTCAACAATGCCCTGGCCAAAAGTGAGTATCGTGCAGCCATTGATGCCATCTCGATTCTGGACAGTATCTTTCCCGACAATGCAAACTTCACATCCGAGGATGCAGCGATATGGGAACAGAAGTTAGGCCTGCCCACTAATATTGCGACACCACTTGCAGATCGCAAACTGGCTATTATCCGGAAGATGAATCACCCTGGCGACATCAAGGCGCGCCAGCACTATCTCTACATGCAGGGACAGTTACAAGCTGCTGGTTTCAATGTCTACGTCTATGAGAATCGATTCCCAACTTATCCGAGTGGGTTCACAACCAAGACTCCGCAGGTATTTTCACTCACTCCATATCCAACGGTTGAAATTCAACACTTCGAGTTGGTGCAGCATGGTGATGTGCAGCATGGTGTGACTGATGATCACAAGATTGCCAACCTGTTAAACCAATCGCACGACAATTACTTCAACGTTGGAGATAATTATAAGAGCACCTTTTTCATAGGCGGTCCTTATCCTGGTGAGTTTGCCAACGTGCCAGCCAGCCGTGAGCAGGAGTTCCGTCAACTGATCTTCAAACTGAAGCCAACACAGACAGTGGGGTTTTTATTGGTTAACTACATTTAATACCTTTGAATCATGGCTCGAAAACTTGCCAACCAATCGAACGTACAAGCCCCGGACTCGGACTATCCGTTCGCCAGGATAAAGGACAATCCTGGTAACGGGACAGGTACACCAGTAACCGAGCGCGTCTACGGTGACATACACCAGTTCTTTGCCAAGTTGATGAACCTTGGTTCGGTAGTACCTAATGATCTTCCGGACAACAACTACAGCGGATTCCAGTTGATCACCGCGTTGTTGAACGTAATCCTTCTCAGGATTCACCAGTGGTCGCCAACTGATTTTAAAATAGTGGAGATCGGAGATTGGAATATGGATTCAACGGTGACAGTCGCTGTTCCGCACGGCTTAGGTGATCCTGGATATAAAAAAATAAGGAACGTTGTCATCACGATTAGGGATGATGCGGATACTACTCTTTATTCTGGCTCAGTGACAAGTAGTGGCACGGGAGTGCAGCAGGTAGGTGTTTTGAGTATCAGTAATACAAGCATCAACTTATCAAGGTTTACGGCGGGCACATTCGACACAACCGGATTCGATTCAACCTCGTTTAACAGGGGATGGTTGATTATTGAATATGACCGGGATTAATATGGTAACCTTTTAAAAGGATACACGTTTAAATAGGCATGAAAGCACTAAAACTTATTACCACTGCCTTGATCCTTACCTCCTGCTCAATGCTGGACGAGGATCACTTTGACGTGGAAGATCGCCTGAAGCCTTATGTGGAACAATTCTATCAGGAGGCTGCGGCCAGGGGGAAAAAGATTCAGCATCAGAATCTTCTTGTGTGGGAGACTTATGCGTTATCGCAAAAGGGTGGCGCGGCAGGTCAGTCATTCCCTGGATCAATCCCGTCTGTTAGGATCGCAAGTGACCTGCTCGATGAGGGAGATACTCTGAAGATTAAGTTCGTTGTGTTCCATGAACTCGGTCACGCCCTGCTATACCGTGGCCATGCTGGTGAATACGACTTTTCAATCATGGTTCCAAACGATTACCTGATAGGGGATTTCAAAACAAAGCCAGGGTTAAGGAAGGAACTGATTGACGAATTGTTCCAATGAATGATTGTTCTGGACATCAATACAGATGCGACAGTTGTTCTTACCAACAAGTTGGAGAAGATGCATCGCTCTGCATTGCCAATTGCAATCCGGAACACTCTCAATAAAGCCGCATTCGATGTAAAACAAAAAACAATGCCTGAGTCTGCGGACCGGGCATTTGTCAAGCGGGCACCCAACTTCTTCAAAGCTAATAGCAGGGTTCAGATGGCCACCGGGTTTCAGGTGAGCATGATGCGGGCTGTTGTTGGATTCACACCTGACAGTCTCCGGGGGAACCACAACTTCTCTGTGGCTGAATTGGAACAACAGGAGTATGGTGGTGAGATCGCAAAGCGTACATTCATTCCTCTTGATCCTGCCCGTGGTGGAAGCGCAACGAAGCTGGTGCGCCCACAGAACCGACTCAGTGAGATCGATGGGATCATTAACTCAGATCAAGGCAACGGCAGTAAGGCGGCGAGGTTTGTCAGGGCTGCATTCCGGGCAGGGAAGGGTGGGCACGTGATCAGCAACTTTGGAAAGAAGAAATTGTACCGCATTGAATCGGTATCAAGATCGACCGGGAAACTGAATCTCAAAACAAAGGCGTTATATTCGTTCCGGAAAGGACGGACAGTTCGTGTTGGGGCCACTGGATTCATGAGATTAGCATCGATGAAAAGCGCCGGATTTATGGACAGGTTCTATGCACAGGAAGCAAGAAGGGTAATTGAACGAGCATTCAAATGAGTTGGATTGATAAAGTAAATACCGACCTGATCATCACCACTGGTGACGGGAAACAATACCGACCACAATGGACGAATGCAAATATTTCTGTTGAGTTCAATACCACTGAGTTTGACTTCCCTGGCATCAAGGGAACGCTTCTGAAGAAGTTCCAGCCACGCGGCAATCGTTACAATTTCGAAATACTTTTCCAGGGTGATGATCACCTCGATGTGACAGAGGCATTCAGGAAATCTGCCAACAACAAGAAGCCGTGGGTGGTAACGCACCCGTTCTATGGACGCATCAATGTGCAGCCATTGAACCTTAACATCGACAACTCGAAGTTCAACGTATCAGAGATCAGGTGCAATATTGTCGAGACCATCCTTGACACCTTCCCGAAAGCAACGGTCGATCCTTCGGACAAGATCAAGTTCGATAAGGATCAGGCTGATACCACATTTGCTGAGTCGTTTGAGTCGGAGATACCCACACCGAACACCGAGTTGATCGAGGAGATGACTGCTGATGTTTCTGAGATTTATAACATTGGTCGAAGGAGTATCCTGGATGACATCGATGCCGAGGCATACCTGAATCTATTCAATGCAGCAAACACAGCCATCCTGAATGCTACGGCTGATCCACTGGCTGCGATCCGGGCCATTCAGGCTTTTGCGACTTACCCATCCCAATTCATCAACAGTGTTCAGAACCGCGTTCAATCACTTATAGATCAATTTGATGGATTGCGGAGCAAGGTGGACTCTATTACCGGGAAGTCGTCAAAGAAGGCATACGAGGCCACGGGTGCGGCATTGATCTCTTCCCTGGTGCTGGCATCCATCACTGATCCTGAATACGATAACAGGGCTCAGGTGATTGCCGTGTTGGATGACATCATGGATGCGGCAACCAACTTCTACACCGATCTGGACTCGCTTCAATCCGAAACGGGGACTGATGTAGACAGCTATATACCTGATTCATCAGCTTTGGTGGCTTTGAGTTTGCTGGTGAACTTCTGCGCATCCAACCTGATCAACATTTCACTGGACAGTAAACAAGAGCGTTCAATAGTCTGTGAAGCCGACACCAATCTGATAGTACTTGCGCACAGGCTCTACGGATTAAAGGATGACGACTCAACGATTGAAAGCCTGATCAAAACCAACGACATCACACGCGATGAACTGTTTTTGGTACCGAAGGGCCGGAAGATTGTTTACTACGTATGATTCTCAGGATCAACGATAGGATCAGGAATAAGAAGATTGACTTCTTCAACGACATTGACATCACGCTGAAGTACGATGCGGTCGCTTCGGTATTCAACTTCCATTTTCATTTTGATCCAACCAAGCAGGAGCACATCGACCTGGCCTGTATCGGGCACTACCATCTCTGCACCATCGAGCATTTGGGTCAGACGGTTATGACCGGCATCATCATGGCACAACACTTCCACGATGAGAAAACGCCAGAGATGCTGACTCTATCGGGCTACTCCCTGGGTGGCGTGTTGGAGGATTGTGAGATTCCTCCGGAAGCCTACCCTCTTCAGACGGATATGCTGTCGCTGAAAGAGATCACCGACAGGATCATTAAACCATTCGGGCTCAAGTACGTAATTGATTCTTCTGTTACCAGCAAGATGAATGAGAAGTATGACGAGGCCAGCGCAACGCCAGGTCAGTCAGTGAAATCGTTCCTGTCGGAACTTGCTTCGCAGAAGAATATCATCCTGAGTCATGACACCCAGGGCAGACTGAAGTTCACCAGGCCATCTCCGACTCAGAAACCGATAGCGTCATTTGAGCGAGGGAAAGGACTCTACACATCGATGCAATCAACGTTCGATGGCCAGGCAATGCACAGCAGAATATTTGTCGTCAATCAAGCTGACATGGACGACATCAACACCGCTGAAAGCTATGCCGACAATCCATTTGTGATTAAGCCAGTGTTCCGGCAGAAGGTTATGGTGATCAACTCTGGTAACAAACTGGACGCAATCAATATGTCAGGCCCAGGATCAGCGGCGAGAAATGCACTGAGCCAGGAGTTGAGGAACTACACACTCACCATTCACACAGACAGGTGGGATGTAAAAGGCCGACTGTTCATGCCTGGTGATGTCGTTACCGTCCTGAACCCATACGTTTACAATTTTACTAAGACCCGCTGGATGATAGAGGAAATACATCTGAAGGGAAATGAGAAGGCACAGACAGCTTCGTTGAAGTGCGTGATGCCAGCGGTGTTCGATGGATCAACGCCAGTCTATCCGTTCAAGGGAATAAATTTGCACTGATGATTACGTTAACCAGGTTCATCGAGGCAACACTGGATTCTATCCAGCGCAGGATCATCAAGGTTCGAAGGAACACCACTAAGGATATTCTGACCGCCAAGCAGATCGCACCATTTGGAATTGACTCGGGTCCAATCAAGGACTTGGCGGCAATACTAGCCGACACGCAATCATTCAAGGACAGGGTTATCATTGGTTATGTCAACGAATCCCAGGAGGCTGATGTCGGTGAGTTGCGGCTCTACAGTATGGATGAGGATGGGAATGTGAAGGCATTCGGGTGGTTCAAGAATGACGGTACTATCCTGATCAACGGTGACAGTGACAACGTGGTCAGGTATGCTCCGCTGAACACCGGACTTCAGGCGTTGGTCACGCAGCTTCAGGCTGAGTTGGTGAAGATACAGACCGGGATCATTGCAGGAGGAGGAACCTACACACCAGGGAGCCTGAGCATTGACATTACCCAGGCTAAGATTGAGGAGGTCAAAACATCCTCGCCAGCACCGCCAGGCCCGTGATTGGGAAACCTGCGGAAAAACCCTAATTTTACCCTATGTTGTATTTCGAGACCGCATCTCAGTACCTCGATACGAAGGCAACGCTGGAAGCGAAACTTGCCGCAATCAATGAGATTCAAGCCGCACTACTTGTAGCGGCCACCAAGTCAGCAACCCAGGGTCACATTGATGAATACATGCTCAACGATGGGCAAACTATCATCAAGACCAAATACAGGAATACCGAGCAGATCATGAACTCGTATGACAGTATGGAGGTGATCAAGCAGCGAGTGCTGGCCAGTCTCAATGGCACCCGCGTGGTTCGGTTGATGGACAGTAAAAATTTTCCACCCTACGGCTATGGCAGGAATGGTCGATAGTTTGAAGTTCTGGAATTGGGGGAAGAAGAAGCCTGTTGTTCAGGCGGATTTCACCGGCTACAACACGGGCGGCGGACAGTACCGCACACTTTTCTCTTTCATCTACAACGGGGAAAAAAACCTGGGAGAGGTTGGCCCACCGAAGGACTACATCATTGACTTTGGTGTCCTGCGTGTCAGGTCATGGCAGATGTTCATCGAGAGCGACATGGCCAGCATCGTGCTATCAAAGTTTTGCCATTGGGTAATTGGTCGTGGACTGAGACTTCAGTGTGAACCAGCAGTTGATGTTTTAGGAGATTCCGGAGTCTCTGTTGATGCGCAGAAGTTCAGCAAGTCAGTGGAGGCCAGGTTCAGGTTATTCTGCCGGAGCCGAAATAGTACCTACTCAAAGGAGAAGAATCTCTTTAGGTTGCAGAGGGTGGCCATGATCAACGCAAAGGTTGGTGGCGATGCTCTGGTGATCATCAGGTACGATGAAGAGACAGGCGTGAATGTCCAGGTGATCGATGGAGCCCATGTGGTTAATCCGTTAAAGGCTGGTGCAGTAAATGCCGCATACTGGTCGGCAATTGAATCAAACGGTAACAGGATCGAAAATGGAATCGAACTCAATAAAAGGAATGAGCACATCGCCTACTACGTCAGGAAAGCGGGCACGGTTGATACTACCAGAGTACCCGCGATTGGTCCTGCCAGCGGAATGCGTCAGGCTTATATGGTCTACGGTTCCGAATACAGAATTGATGACATGCGAGGCCTACCCCTTATCAGTGTTGTCATCGAGACAATCAAAAAACTCGAACGCTACAAAGAAGCAACGGTAGGCAGTGCAGAGGAGTTGGCAAAGATCGTTTACCAGGTTGTGCATCAGCAATACAGCACTGGTGAGAGCCCGCTGAATGATAACATCGTAAAGGCTTTTGATGCAGACAAGAACTCAGACCTGCCGACTGATACATTAGGAAATGAATTGGCAAACACCATTCGTGTCTCAACCAACAAGCAAGCGGTCAACAATCCACGCGGGGCGGAGATCAAGACGATCAACTCGAATAAGTATCAGCTTTATTTCAAGGACTTCTTTGGGATCAACGCTGACATGATCTGTGCTGCGGTAAGGATTCCACCGGACGTGGCCTTCAGTAAGTACAACGCAAACTATTCAGCGTCCCGTGCTGCAATCAAGGATTGGGAACACACGCTCCTTGTTGAGCGGGATGATTTCGGAGATCAGTTCATGCGGCCGATTTTCGAGTTCTGGTTCCGCATTCAGGTATTGTCCAATAAGATCAATGCCCCTGGATATTTGCAGGCATGGATCAACAAGGACTATGACGTGCTGGAAGCATATCACAATAGCAGGTGGGCAGGTACAGCAGTGCCACACATCGATCCTGAGAAGGAAGTGAAAGCTGAACGACTCAAACTCGGCGAGTCTGCTAAGGATATGCCGCTGACAACATTGGAGGCTTCTACCGAGGCGCTCAATGGAGGAGAGGCGGATTCTAACATGACGCAATTCGCTGAGGAACTCAAGGAGTCAAAAGCACTCGGCATCAAAACCGAGGAGCCACAGCCAAAGCCGGGTAAACCGGCGAAGCAATCCTAATTTTTTTTGTCGGGTTCTTGCCTGTATTTCTGCGGATAGGAGTCGGCAATCTCGCGAAGTTTTGGCCTGAGTAATTGGGGCATCGTAACTCCCATGTGAGTGCTGATATTCCGGATTTCTTCGTAGAGTGAAGGGGGTACTCCGGGTATCCGGATTTCCTTTCCCTGGTCGCTCTTTTCGTCAGCCATGACTCAAAGGTATGGCAAAAGATGCGTTTTTATCCATGAATTATGGAGATTTTTTGCTATTCGAATTGTGTGATACGATTTTCACAGCCGTAATGGACAAGGAAGTCATTCTATACGGCGGGGTCTACGAATACACAGTGGCCTACCTCATTGAAAAACTCAATGAGGCAATCGAAGCCAAGGGTGAAGATGGCACTGTCACTATCCGCGTGAATACAATGGGCGGTGATCCCCAATCGGCGATGGCGCTCCTTTCCAAATGCCAGGAACTTTCTGCCAGACTCAGGACCAAGATTGATGGCAGGGCATATTCAGCCGGAGCATTCTTGTCTCTGGTGACAGCCGAATCTGAAGCTGTCGAAACCGCGAATTTTGTTTTCCATCGCGCCGCATATCCGGAGTATGTTGAAAAGAATCCGGAGTACTTCACGGACGCACTCAAGAAAATTCTCGATGATGTCAATGCGAAGCTGAAGAAAATTTTCTTGGCCCGCGTGGACGTTGCCATGTTTGAGAAGATCACCAAGATCAAGGTCGATGATCTGTTCTCGATGAACGGACGCATCGATGCGGTACTCACAGCCAGAGAGGCTCTGAAGTGCAACGTGATCAGTAAGGTGGTTCCTATCACAATCGAGAAGCGCAGAGAGATCGCGGCTTTCATGGAAGCCTCGGCAAGTCAGTACGGCGGCTTCGAAGGAATTCGAATGGCTGCTCATGTTGAAGAAAAACCGCAAAACAAAAATTCTATGACACTCGCAGAATTCAAAGCCGCTCATCCCGAAGTCTTTGCACAAGCCGTTCAGGAGGGCGTTACGCAGGAGCGTGATCGCGTTGAATCCTTCATGGTATTCGCCGAGCATGATCTGCCTGGTGTGAAGAAAGGTATCGAGGCTGGCAAGCCGATGACTGCCAAAGAAATGGCTGAGTTCGGTCTGAAGGTTACGAGCGCCCTTCAGTTGAAGGCCGCTGGCAAGGATGCTCCGGATGCTGGCAATCAGCCTCCTGCCGAAAGCAAGGAGGATAAGCCGAAAACCGAGAAAGAGAAAGCCTTGGCGAACTTCGAGGCATCTATCGATGCCGGGCTCAAGAAAATGAAGGAAGGAAAGTAGTAACAGACTTTTTTCAAAAACCTTAAACGCTATCGACCATGAGCGAAATCACGCAACCCCTCAACACAGGTCAGCAGATGACCACGAACTACGATCTGTCGAAGATTTTCCTTTGGGACAATCGATATGACAACGAGCAGTTCGTGAACAACACGAACTACAATCCGGTGACGCTCAAGGCAGGGACGGTCATGGGTCGCGTGACGGCCACAGGCATCCTGCGTCCATGTGATGCTTCCCAGACGGACGGTAGCAATATTCCTATCGGGATTCTGGCGCAAGACCTGCTCGTATTGGGCGGCGCAACAGCACGTTGCTCCATCTGTGTACGCGGAGATGTGAATCGCAACGGAATCATTTTCTGGACGGCCAATACCTTCGACACCATCACGGCTGGTCGCAGGTACTATGACCTGATCCAGGATGTAGGGATCAAGATCGTTGCTGGCCAGGAACTTTCCGGATACGACAACCAGTAGACCTGACGAACGAGTAACAAAATTCTTAACCTGTAAAATCTACCGACTATGGCAGAAATTGCATCCCAAGACGCGAGGGCTCTCTTCACCAAGAAGCTGATCGATGTATATCAGGAACGCCCCGCTGTAAAAACCTTCCTGCGCTCCTTGTTCCCGACAGTGGCGGGAGCCACTAAGGAACTCTCCATTGAGGTAGAGCGTGGCACCGAGCGTGTTGCTGTGGACGTTGTTCGCGGCACCGAGGGTAACCGCAACCAGTGGACCCGTAGCACGGAGAAGGTATTCCTGCCTCCGTATTACAGGGAATACTTCGATGCGACCCAACTCGATCTCTATGACCGGGTTATCGGTTCCCAGGCCAACGACAACAGCGACCTGTTCATCGACCTGATGAACAAGGTGAGCGACAAGATCGGTCTGTTGCAGGACAAGATTGACCGGGCATACGAACTTCAGTGTTCACAGGTACTTCACACAGGTATCGTCCAACTGACTGCCGGAGTCAATATCGACTTCAAGCGCAAGGCAACGTCTATCGTTGACCTTACGGGCGCTGGCGGATATTGGGCCGCTGCATCTGACCCGTTCGCACAGATCGCCGCTGGCTGTGACTTCCTGCGCAAGACAGGTAAGTCCGGCGATGCGATGTTCAACCTCATCCTTGGCTCACAAGCCCTGGCAGACCTGCTGGCCAACACCAAGTTCCTGACCCGTCAGAACTTGTTCAACATGGCCCTTGACCAGGTTGTCGGCCCGATCCGTCAGGGTGTAGGATCAGCCTTCCACGGAGTACTGACCTGCGGCTCGTACAAGGTTCAACTGTGGACCTACCCGGAATTCTACGAGGATGCCAGCGGGGTATCGCAATCGTACATCGATCCGAAGTACGCCATCCTGGTGCCCACCGTCCCTCGCTTCAAACTCGGTTTCGCAGCAGTTCCGCAACTGCTCAATGGCCGGATCAAGCCGGAGGTTCGCGGAGCATACGTTGTCGGGGAGTACGAAGATCAGCGGAACACCGCACACATCTTCGACATCAAGTCGGCAGGTGTGGCCATCCCGGTGGCCGTGGATCAAATCTACACCATGAAGGCTGTAGCGTAGAATGAAGTGGTATCTGGTTCTATTCCCCGTGGAGTGTAAGAGAGGGATGCTTCAGAAAGGAGAAATCGTTTCTGAGGATGACTTCCACGGACAGGACGGCGAGGAACTGGCAGCAGTTGGGAAACTGACCACGATCACCGAGAAGGAAGCCAAGAAGAAAATGGCTGAGTTGGAGGAGAGCAAGAAGCCCAAAGATCAGGAACCAAAAGAGGGTTCAGTCCTGGGCAAAGTGAAGGAGGCCTTCGCCGGTTGATGTTGAAAAAGAAACAGAAGCCCTCGGATGTTAAGTCGGAGGGCTTTTTTATTTATGGGGCTCATAGATCAGATTAAAGAGGACATCAAAGGGATCACCACGAACACGGATGATTTCGCGGTCACGATCACCCTCATGACCCCCAATTCCACGTTCGACTTCACCTTCGATGAGACCTTCCAGAATGGCCAGATCACAATCAAAGGCCTGCACAGCGTCCATCACATGAAGGTGGATGCGATGGCTGGCACGGTAGTAAACTCACGCCATGCCTACTGCTCTTTCTATGAGAACGCCATCACCGACCAAGGGTATCCGATGCGCAATGCTTCCAAGGAAGTGAACCTGAAGAATCACAGGGTCGTGATAAGATACTCCACAGGAGAAGTGCGGGATTACTTCATTCGTGAATGGTTCCCGGACGAAACCGTTGGCTTGATCGTTTGCATTCTTGGGGATTACAAAATTCTTGTCCCAGCGCCATGAAAGTAAAGCCATTCAATCCTGACAATTGGGGCGTAGGAGTATTCGGGTTCAAGTGCCCTGGGTGCGGAGAGACCCACATCATCTACACTGACCCTGCGAACCCATCCAAGAACAAGGAGAAGTCTGTATGGGCCTTCAATGGAGACCTGAACAACCCCACCTTCTCTCCATCGATCATGTATCGAACTGGCCATTACATTGATGATCTGAACGAAGAACAGAAGGCGCACATCATGGAACAGGAGGAGAAGTACCGTGGAATCATCTGTCACTCCACAGTGACCAGTGGGTTCATCAATATCCTGAGCGACTCCACTCAATCGGCAAATCAAACGCTTGAACTTAAAGAGATAGGCGATGGCAGCACTGATTAACACAGCGATTCCGAAAACGAATTGGGAGACCGTCAGGGATGTCATTGCTCAAATCCTGGCGACCGAGATCGAGAATCAGAATGTCAACAATTTCATCCCGGATGCCGGATGGGAAGCACAGTCTCACGTGTGGACTGAGCGGTTTGTTCCTTTCGACAAGTCAGAGGTTCCGGCGGTCAACGTGATGTTCTCACGTGTCAGTTACAATAACGAGCACGTGGGACATAGCGATGGCATCTATGTGTTCAACATTGATTGCTACGCCTATGCTAAATCAACCGATGGGAATGATGGCGACAAGGACTCGATGTTCAAACTGCAACGCCTGATTGGTCTGTGCCGTTCCATATTGATGGACCCGAGATACATCCGGCTTGGTATCGCACCGCCGAATGTAATGAACCGCACGATTCAGTCTATCGAGATAGGGCAAACTGAGAATGATTCACTGAGCGTGACCTTCGGCAGGATTGCGCTGGCTGTGAGGATTCCTGAATCGATTCAGTTCATCCCGGCTACGGCTCTCAATCTGGCCAATACTCAGATTAAACTCGAAGAAACCAACCAGGGCTACTACTGGTCAACGATAAATTATCCGTGAAAAATCCTTAATTTTATTACACTAACCCCAACCGCTATGGTCTACCTACTGATCATTGTTTTGCAACTCATCGGCATTGGCCTGCATGTGATGCAGAAAATCACAGCAATGGATGATGCGAATCCAGACAAGGCCCGCAACGAGATCATCAGTCTCTTCTTCAGGAAGGATTGGGATAGCCTGGCGGTGTCCATGCTGGTGCTGGCCTTCAACCTGGTGGCGCACTACATCATTGTAGTGTACGCACCTACCATCGCGGCGATTCAGTATTTCGAACTGTATTCGTTCGCGCTGGCATTCGTCCTTGGGTACGCAGGTCAACGGTTGATCTACAAGTACCTGGGCAAGGCTGAGAAAATCCTTGACGAGAAATCCGAGAAAATGCGACTGTGATGAAAAAACTCTTTGTAATTCTGATCCTTGCCGTCCAATCATGGCTTGCCTTCGGGCAGGCTACTGATGCTTCATTGACAGCCCAATCCAATGTGATCAGGGATGAGACGCAGCCGGGCGGTAACACCAAGACGCGGATCGCTGCAATGTTTCAATCAATCATTGACAGCAAGGTTTCAATTCTTGCTCCACGTCTCACAACCACATCGACCAATGGTTACGTGTGGACAGCGGTTGGAACGACTGGCCTGGGAAGCTGGCAACCTGCCACAGGTGGCGGCGGCGGCGGATCAGTGAATTCGGTATCCGGGACATCAAACAGGATCACATCAACGGGCGGCACAGACCCGGTTATCGACATTGCTGGTACCTATGTTGGTCAGACATCGATCACGACTTTGGGGACGCTGACGACAGCTTCAGGGAATATTACTCTCTGGACGAACAACGCCGGGTACATCACCGGGAACCAAACCATCACTTTGTCAGGGGATGTATCAGGATCAGGAACTACGGCAATTACCACAGCCATTGGTGCCAATAAGGTAACTCTCCCCATGCTGGCACAGGTGTCAACCGCCAGGTTCCTGGGGCGGACTACCGCGGGCACGGGAGACGTTGAGTCTCTGACCGGAACCCAGGCTACGGCGCTGCTTGATGTAGTCACTTCAGGAGCGAAGGGATTGGCACCAGCTTCGGGTGGAGGCACAACAAACTTCCTTCGAGCCGATGGCACGTGGACTACTCCAAGCGCCAGCGTAGCATGGGGGGGCATCACTGGGACACTCTCAAGCCAGACTGATCTTCAGACGGCCTTGGATGGCAAATGGTCACTAGCATCAGGGGGGATACTAACTGGCACCAACACAATTTCTCATGCAGGATTTGATGTGAACTTCACCGGGATTGGGACGGTTGGATTTTCAGCAACGGCTACTCAGCCGGGAATGAATGTCGGAAGTTTTGCTGGTACACCAGGAGCCCTTGACAATGGAGATGTCTGGTATAACTCCACTGCCAATCATTTCATTGGTAGACAGAGTGCAGCTAATAAACCATTCATGCAGTTCAACACCGCGACAATTACAGGGAATAGAGTGCCGTATGCTGCGAACTCAACCGGGTTTCAGGATGATGCTGATTTGACCTTTGATGGGGCCGGGCTGCTTGTTGGCGCTGGTACAATCACAGCCAACACCAGGACAGACATCAGGGGAATCAGTGGTGGGAATGCAACCAGGATAGCAGACAACACAAATGCTCCGATAATCACCGTGCTGGACGATGCGCATATTCAGGTAGGGGCAAATGCAAATAACTTCATAGCCCCGACAACTGGTAATAATGCAGTGGACATCACAGGAACAAACATGCTGTTCTCGGCTGCGGGTGGGTCTGGCCAAAATAAGGACGCATTCACATTTACCCCTGGGCAGATGAACTCAACGAGCACAGGATCACAAGCATTACTCAGGATTTCAAATGCTGTTATGGGTGCTGGATCTGGCTCCAATGACTCACATGGTATTAGAGTAAATATCACATTCAACCAGTCGGGAACTTCAACAGGAGTGCTGTCATCAATATTTTTAGAGACTCGGCACCAGAATAACAGAGGGGACACTTATGGAATTGTTTACAGAAGCACAACGAACTTTTGGGGGACAGGCTCAAGCAATACAGGTAATTTTATGGGGTACTCGAATGAGGTTACCGTGAATCAAACCTCTGGTACCGGATCGGTAACGAGTTTTATGAGCGCCCCAACGGCTACACTGATCGCTGGAACTTTCCGGGGCTTTTATCACAATCCGGCTGTAACAAGCATTACAGGAGCGCACTATTCGTTTGAGGCTACATCAGGGACGATGCTACTACCGGCTTCGGTAGCTGGTGCTGCTCCTTTGAGATTGCCACATGGAACCGCACCAAGTTCTCCTGTGAATGGAGACATCTGGACTACTACATCGAGCGCATTCGCCAGGATCAATGGCGTGACTGTTGATCTTGCTGCTGGCGGTGGCGGAGGACTGAACTTTCAACAGGTACTAGGAGTACAAGCCTTATCCATATACTAATTATGAAAAAACTACTTGCTCTTTTTCTATCCTTGGCGATCAGCGTGATCGCATGGGCGCAGGGTATTACCCTGGATGGAACTTCCCAGATTCTTGAGGTAACGACTACCACAACTTCTGATCTTGATTACCAGGTCAATTGGGTGGACATCGTAGTGGCCAGCGGGGCCACGCCAGGTACATCGGAAGGCAAAATCACGACAGCGACAACTACAACGATAGTAGCTGCGCCATCAGCCAGCACGTATCGGGTGATTAAGATGCTGACGATAAAAAATGTCCATGCCAGTGCATCCAATGTCATCACATTTAAAAAGGATATTTCCGCGACTGAGTATCAATTGACAGGATCAATCACCCTGCAAGCTGGTGAGAGCGTTGTTTTCGTTGACGGCATCGGTTGGGTAGAATACACATCAGGAGGAATAAGTCAAACGGCTAACGTTGCTTTCTCGGTTGATGTGCAGATTTTCACAGCCGATGGTACATGGACCAAGCCAACAACCTTCACGGCAAAAATAGTAATTGTTCATGCCTGGGGCGGTGGTGGCGGCGGTGGTGCGGGAGCATCTCTGGCAACAGCAGTAGTGGCCAAGGGTGGTGGCGGCGGAGGCGGTGGTGGATACCTACGCAGTTTCTTTCTTGCAGACGATTGTTCACCAACTGAATCGGTTGACATCGGCGCAGGTGGATCGGCTGGTGCCCCTGGCGCTGCCGGAGCGGTGGGAGGTAACGGCGGGATTGGAGCGAATACGACTTTTGGGACAACAAAAGCAGTTGCATACGGTGGTGGTGGCGGTGCAGGAGGCGCGATCTCAGCAGTGGCCACTGGTGGTGGCGGAGGCGGCGGAGCGGGTGGTGCTGGCGCAACAGGATCAACCACAGGAGGCGCGGGAGGCCTTCCTACAGCAGCCACGAACGGCACAGGCGGCAACGGAGTGACTGGCGCTGCGGCTACCGGGACATCGGCTAATGCTGAGAACGGTGGCGCTGGCGGTGGAGGAATCAACAGCACACCTACAGCAGGAGCGGTTGGTGGCTCTTCATTGAACGGAGGCGGTGGCGGTGGTACTGGCGGAAGTCATAGCGCCACACCTGCAAACGTATCAGGCGGTGCGGGCGGGCGCGGTGGATTTTACGTGGCTGGCCTTGGTGGTGCTTATGGCACTGATGGTGCAGCCCCAACAGCAGGCACCAATGGTGCAGACGGGAACTCTACCAAGGGTGGTGACGGAGGCGGTGGCGGTGGAACCACAGTCACAGCATCTACCAGCGGGGCAAACGGAGGTAATGGTGGACGCGGCGGAGGCGGAGGCGGAGGCGGAGGATGCGGAATGAACCCTGGCCTTGGCGGATCAGGCGGCACGGGTGGCAACGGATACATGATTGTGATCACTTATTAACCCACAATTTTTATGATTCAAATCAATAACATCGACCTTCAGGAGTCACTGCTCACGGAAGGCAACGGAGCCCAAACGGTTCTCGCCGAGACCATCGATGCTGATGTGTCAGGCAACTTTGTCTACGAGGCTGTCTGCCAGCGACTATCGGACAAAGCAACCAAGACGGTCACTCTTCGTGGATCGTTCAAGAAGGTTGGCAGCAACAACGTGGCAGTGGAAACCGAGTTGCTCGGCGGAGTTATTGGAACCGCTGGCGATCTGTTGGCTCTTTCCGGAGCCAACGCATCGGTATCCTCCAATGAAGGGAATATTCTCTTCCAGGTAGATGGGCTTACCAGCACCGACATCATCTGGGCTATCCGGGTGAAGGGGATGAAAGTCCACAACGTCAGCGAGTAATGAAACTCGTTGTCATTCTACTCTGCTTGTCCATAGGATGTTATGGGCAGGCAGAGTTAGTCGTTGATACGGTGAAGGTCAAACTGAAGCCGTGGCAAAAGGAACAGGTCGAGAAGTTGCAGGAACAGAGTCGGATGATCAATGAGCAGTTACAGTTTTTGGTGGATGGTTTATTGAGGGAGAATAAAGTTGTGGACTCACTCGTTGTAAACATATCGTACAAGCCAGGCGAATTAATTCTAATCACCAGACGCAAGAAGCATGGAAAGTAATGAGATGAAACACATCGACAAAAGGTTCGATGAACTGCAAGATGTGGTTGATCAGATCAAGAGGGGGCTGTATGGTGATAAGGCCAACAACGTCCCAGGATTGATCGCTGTCCATGCCGAAACCAAAGCTGATCACCACCGGCGAATTTCCAAGGTTGAGAAGAGCGTCATGAAGTTTCTGTGGTTCGGCGGAGGAGCCATGATGGCCATTGAGATCGTCTGGATTCTCTTCAAGGAACTGAGTAAGTAATCAACAAATCCCCATCCACATGAAAATCGTAGAGACAGCCAGAGAGTTCATCGGCCAGAAGGAACAGCCGGGAAACAAGTTTGACGATGCGACAGAGTTGGGTCAACTGATCCATGAGGCTGGCCAGAAGGATGGCGAGGCCTGGTGCAGTTACTTCGCGGAAGCCGTCTGCAAGAAAGCCTACCCTCACAAGGCAGGAGACATCCAGCGGTTGTTCTCTCCGAGCGCCGTTAAGACGTTTAAGAATTTCGTGAACGATGACTTCACCGTGACCGCAGCCCCGCAGGTTGGCGCACTGGTGATCTGGCGGCGCTACCAGGCAGGCAAGCCTCAGTGGCAGGGCCATGCCGGGATAGTGACCGAAGTGACAGTGACCGGCTTTAAGTCAGTGGAAGGTAATTCAAATGCTGCCGGAAGCCGCGACTCGGATTCGGTTGTGGAGAACACCCGCACGGACATCTACAAAGCCGATGGCTTGTCGGTGATGGGCTTCATCGATCTGAACTATGAATAAGAGGATCGCCTATACCGTCCTGGGGATCATTGCCCTGGTGATCACTCTGTATTTCGTCTCGCAGGTAATGCGGTCCTGTGAGCCACCCGGAGATTACAACGACAAGCAGATCGCCGAACTCCGGGCGCAGGTGAAGAAGTATGAAGCCAGAGAAGCTGATCACAATCGCCGGGCAGAGGAGGCCTTCAAAGCAGGTGTAGCATCCCAGGAAGCCAAGGTGGTGATCCGTACCATCTACAAAACCAACAAGGAGGAAATCAGAAAACTACGCAAGCATGTGAAGGACTCCCTGGTCAAGGCGCTGTTCACTCCGGATGCAACGATGGACAGCAGTATGTTGTCGGACGCTGTATCAACAGGAGTGCTCGATTTGAATAACGATAACAGTCGTCTGCGCGAAGAGGCAAAGGCTGACTCCACATCGATCCTGAAGATCACCGAAGCCTACAATGAAAAGAACTCGGCACTTGCCGTCTGTGACACCGTGAAGGCTGCGCTGACCATGCAGGTCAAGGCGACAACGGAGGATGCTGAGACGGCCAAGAAGAAAGCGAAACGCCGCGGGCTGATGAACTGGCTCCTGGGCGGGCTGGCCACCGCGTTTGCAATTATCGCAGCCACAAAGTAGTTTTGTTCATCCTTTGATTAGTACCCTCCATCCTTCGGGCTCTGGCAGGGGAGTTTCATAAGGGTGTGTGGCCAGAGGGGGATTATGCCCCCTTTGGTTTTTTATATCCACCACCCTATCTTCGTTACATGAAAACGCTCACCCTGGTACTGATCGCACTCGGATTGTGCTTCAGTGCCGCATTGGCTGAAACGCCAGTGACCAACCAGGTGGAGCATTCGGTTGCCGTATCCGGCGACTTCTACCACGTGCCAGTTTTGGAGATGACCGTATCGATGTATGTCGAGTCGGAGATCGTTCTCCCTGTGCCCGTAGATGAATCGGTAGAGTCACCTGGTTACCCTTCGAGTGTATTCCACCCACCCGTTGCTGACCCGACCACCTTTGCCCGTACCAATAAGCGGCGATGGTGAAGAAGCAATTGTAGTACTAGGAAACCTATTAGAACCCCCTATTTCAAACCGATTTAGGGGGTTTTAAATTTTTACAAGAAAAGTGTTGACATTTTAAAACCCTACCACCATCTTTCCGTTGTAATTGAAAAACACACACCTTTATGGCAACCAAAATTTACACCCTCGAAATCACCCATGTGGATGATCCAGAAAGCAGTAAGAAGATCAGTGATGTATCTTCGGAAGAATTAGCTAGGCAGATTTCACAACCATTCGCTGACTTACTTTTCGAGATAGCTTCCCGAAATGAAGTGGGAGAAGTAAGGGTGGTTGAGCAGGATATGCTCAAGGAAACCAGGGTAACATTTACAACAGAAATTTAGTGTGTGTTTGGGAGGGGCTTCGGCCCCTACCATTTTTCAACACCAACAAAAACACATCAATATGAAAAAGGTTATTTACTTATGGGTTTTCGGGCAAGGTTGGCAACAATTTGAATTTGGCACAGAGGCCACTGTT